GGAGAGATGCTCTTTGGGAATGATGTCACTCCACCAGGCATACGAATAAACTGTAGTGGTTGTGCTTCGTTTGAAATGTTGTCGGAGTAGAACTTCTTTTTTCCATTTCCCTCTTCAAAGAAGTCAGTAGAATGATCTACCTTTGAGACAACAAACTTTTTTCTCAATGGATCGTGGTATATCCAAGTCTGAGCATATTGCCCATTTACAGTGTTGTTTAGAACATCACCATGTTTAGGCATAGAAAAGTTCTCAACGTTGTATGGCGCTGATGATGATTCAATCCCACCTTGCCCATCGGATATATTTTGAACCTTGAACTCCAACTGGAAAACAGAGTCCTGTTCAAATAGGGTTGACAGAGACTTGAAGTTGAACTTCGGTCCTTTGTTCTGGTTTGTTGACTCAAAGAAGAAGTAGTCTCCTTGTAGTGTCTTCGTTAGAGCTCTGTTACCAGTCAACCAATTTAGAGCCTTGAATGGTTTCCAGTTCGGGACAACCATTTTCAACTTGCCTTCAGTTTCCTCAACCTCAAATGGTTTGCCGTTGTCTATGTAGTCATCATAGATTGACTTGGCAATATCAGATGCTGTCTTTGTATTGAAGGAACGTGATACTGAAGTATTGAGGTTTTTGAACGCTTCTGGTGATGTGAAGTAGAGTGTATATGTTGATGATTTGCCACCTTTCATGCCTGTGGCGGAACGATCTCCAACTTTGTATACCCTCATCTTACCCAAGTCCATATATTCCTTTATATCGGTTCCTGGGATGTGCCACTTGATGTGAATTGTTTCCTCTCCGATAATCGGGAAGAACTCAATCAACTCAAGTGAGTCCTCAATGGTGATGTCACCGACTAACTGACTCTGATATATGTCCTCATAGACAGCGAGTTCAGCAAACATTTTTGATATGTCAATCGTTTTTGACCCATCAAAGTTTGTCAACTCTATCTTGTCTATTACTACGCTTTTTGGTTTGTATGTTTCGTTGAGCATTATTCATTGAATAGTTCATTCATCTCGTTGATTATCTGTCTTAGATATTCAACTTTAACGATGTTTATTTCCTTCTTATCTTCGTTCAGGTTGTATTCGTAATCGTATATCGTTATTCTCTTTGATAGAGTTCCGTCCCAGTTTGCCTTTGTTATCCAGTTCCCTTCGTCGTCTTCGTAATGATGAACAGCCGATTCATCGGTGGTGTCAGAAACGCTTTCTACTGAACCATATTTTGAAACGATATACTTTTCAAACTCACGATAACTCCTTGGCCATTGCGCGTATGGATTGATGATGTTATTTGCGTAAAGGATTATCCAATAGTACTGTGTGTCACCATAGTACCTTTCGGCGATGTCCTCTGGTCTTTCTCCATCCTGTATGGTGTACTTATAGAATACAGAAGAATTTATAGTTCTGTTTATCTCCCTGAATTTCACACGTTTGAAGATGTCGGTCGTGACCTTTTTACATCCACCAGGACAGTAATAGTCGATTGTTGGGAAATATGAGAAGTAGTTTGTTCCAGCCATTATGGTGTTGCGATATTGGTGTATGAAGATTTATAATCATTCTGTGTGATTATTACTGTCTCTGTGAATGACACAGTTAGTTTAATTCCGTTTGGTGCATGATGTCCCAATCCATCTTTATTGGCTCTATGATATGCGTTTCCAATTGAGTTGTAGTCAATGGTTATATCTGTTATCGCACATTTTTTTGTTTCAAATAGAAACTTATTTCCTTTTTTGCTGTTGATACCAGTTGAGTCTACAAACTTGATGTCCCACAGTGGAGGGTATTTTAGTGATACACTATCTGGCGCAGAAGGGGTGTGAATATATCTCTTCATCCAATAGAGTATTTCATTCAAAGTCTCAGCTTCTTCTGCTGAGTTTGGAACAAGCAGCCAATTGAAAGAAAAACTTCTGAAGTCGGGCGCTTTCCAGTTCAGAAGATTCATTGGGTTCATTGTTGCCTGCATAAAATGTCCATACGCCGGACCTCCTACTCCCATAGCTCCGCTCACCACGCTCTTTGCGGCATATTTGCCTGTTCCACCAATACCTGCTTGAACCTTCGCTCCGATTCCTTCCGCGTTACTAATATTTTCAGCAGTGTCTGGTATTGTCGCTGCAACTCCACCTTCGGCACTACTCCAGCCTGACTTATAAGATGATGATAGGTCTCTTGGGAGTGGCAAGAACACTGACCCAAGGTTTGTAATTTTTTTGTTTGTTTCCCATCCAGGTTGTTCTTCTGCATAACATTTGAAGTAAGTGTATTGACTTACATCAGAACGCGAAAGTAGACTGCTTGGAAACTCTATGTAGTCATTCCCACTCTTGTTTATTGGAACAAGATTGTTTATCAGGTTCCCTGAGAATAACTTTGATGCAGCAGAAGATATTGCAGTTCCTTTAGTGTTGCCACCAAGTAAATTTGATACAACTCCTGTTGCTATACTTCCTACGTTTAGGGACATTTATCCTATTTTAGTGTTATGATTTTCTTATAAATATATTTATAAAAATATAGTTGAAGTATATGTCACATACCCCAAAGCACTACAAAGGAAAGTATACAATAACCAACCTTAAGAAGTATGACGGAAATGCTCGTGATGTTGTGTATCGTTCATCTTGGGAATTGCAAGTGATGCGTTGGTGTGACCATAACTCAAGTATTGTGCGTTGGTCATCAGAAGAGGTAATCATACCATATCGTAGTCCATTGGATAATCGGGTTCATAGATATTTCGTTGACTTCAAAATAGTCATAAAGGATAAGGAAGGAAATGAAGTGACTCATCTAGTTGAGGTAAAACCAAAGAAACAAACAAAACCACCGAAGAAATCAACAAAGGGTGGTGGTCTACCGACAAAGAGATATGTAAATGAAGTTCAAACATACGCAGTCAATCAGGCAAAATGGTCGGCGGCAACTGAAGCGTGTGAAAATAAAGGATGGAAGTTTATGATAATAACAGAAGACCACCTGAAAACAATTAAGTAAATGGCAGTATTTGACGGATCAGAGATAAGAGCAGCAGACGGGAAACTCTATAGGTTTCTTGGAAAACAGTGGGCAGAGGTTTTACCTTCTGGTAAGACTGGTAAAATGGCTACTCGTGGAATTACTCTTGAGTTGGATAGGTTGGCGGCAGATAAGTATCTATCAACCAGACCGTCCGTTTTTGATAACCTTTTGTTGAAGGGTATTCGTTCTGGTAAGATACCAGCTAGAACACAATCGGCAATGGATTGGTTTAGAAATTCCGCATCAAAGACTGATGTGACCACAAGAGACATTCTCAAGGAAAAGACAAGGATGGTTAAAAATAGTGTGGTTGGAAAGATGTATTTCTTTCAGTATGACCCGAAGCATGCAAAGACACTTCCTTACTACGATATGTTTCCTCTTATATTTCCGATTGAGAGGTATAGTGATGGATTTCTCGGAATCAACTTTCATTATCTTGACTTGAAGATGAGAGCTAAACTGATGGATGAACTGTATGGAATAGCCAACAATGATAAGTTTGATGAGAGTACAAAGTTGAAGGTGTCATATGGTTTGTTGAAAGGAGCATCACAATATAAATACTTTGAACCAACAGTTCACCGATATTTGAACTCACACGTGAAGAGTAGATTCATTGAGATTGAGTCTTCTGAGTGGGATATCGCATTGTTCCTGCCAGTTGAGAATTTCAAGAAGAAGACCAAGAGTTATGTTCAAAAAAATAGTAGAAAAAAGTTTACAAAGCCTTAACGGAAAAACAAAAAGTAAATGTCAATAATAGACAGAGCCATATACGGAAAGAACACTCCGAGTAATGTCCTTAGACAGACTGCCGGTGATATAAAGTATGCGGGCGTCCAGTCATTGAAGGACGCCGTTTTTGGCGTTCAGAGAAAGAATAGATCTACAAATGAAAACGGAGCTTTCTCTCCAGATAAGTTCCGATCATCATTCGCGAATGGTATTGCATCAAACGCATACTTTCAGTTCCGTTTGGCAAGAGTTCCAAAGTTCATGGAAGGAAAGGTGAATGCTGACGTGTTGAGAACTATACCAATGAGAGTCCAGAAGGCTGCTATTCCTGATATGGCAATACAGACGAACCCAGTTACCTTTGGTGGGGGGCTTCCAATTCTTTATCCGTATGAAAACTCAACAAGTCCATTAACCCTTGATATACTATCTTCTTCAAACCTATGGGAAAGAGAGTTCTTTACTGCTTGGCAAAACTATATCATTGACTACAACACAACCGACAAAAATCCGACATTCAACATCGCCTACTATGACGATTATGTAGCAGATGCGTACGTCGACTATTATAATGAAGAGGGAGAGAGAACGACTATATTCAAATTCCAAGACATATACCCAAAGACATTGACACAAGTTGACTTGGATTGGTCATCGACAGATGCTGTTATGACGTTCAGTGTTGAGTTGAGTTATTCATATTGGGGAATTGACTATTCAACTGCTGGAATATCACAGACAGTGTATGAAAAAACTTCTGTTCTATCTGGAATCCTTGATGCATTAAAGACAATGGGTATAGATAAAATAGACAAATCAATAGACAAATCAATCAGTAATATATTCAAATAACAAAACCAGTGAACATTATGGCTTTACCAGTACTTAATACCCCTAAATTTGAGTTGACTTTGCCATCAACGAAAAAGAAATACAAATACCGCCCATTCCTAGCAAAGGAAGAAAAAGTCCTATTAATTGCAATGGAGGGAGGTGACGACAAGGAAATCGTAAATGCAATCAAAGATATTATTTCTGTATGCGTAGAAAAAATAGACGTAGAATCATTACCATTATTCGATATTGAGTATGTGTTCTTGAAGCTAAGAGAAAAATCAATTGGTGATACCATTATTTTTTATGTGAAGCATCAAGATCCAACATCGGAATGTAAACATAGACAGGAAGTGAAAATCAATCTATCTGATGTTAATGTTTATTTTGATGAAGAACACACCAATAAGATTCAATTGGATTCAAAGATAGGTTTAGTTCTCAAGTATCCTACAATGTCATTGGCAGAAGAAATAGAATCTATGGACACGGATAATGTTGATTCTGTGTTTAATATGATAAAGAAATCTATTGATTATGTATATGATGCAGAGAATACTTATACAGATTTTACACCAAAAGAATTGGACGATTTTATAGGGTCTTGGTCTCATACTCAATTGGAAGCCGTTAATAAGTTCTTTGAAACGATGCCAATGTTGAAGTATGACATCGTTTGGAAGTGCGAAAAATGTGGGAAAGAAGAAACTGTATCCATCGAGGGAATCTCAAATTTTTTTACCTAATCTTGAGTCATAATACACTTCAGAACTATTATGTGCTCAACTTCCAGTTAATGAAGTATCACAACTGGCAAATATCAGAAATAGATAACCTTATACCGTGGGAAAGAGAAATTTATGTTGTGCAGATATTGCAGTGGATTGAAGAAGAAAAAGAAAGACAAAAACAACAATAATGGCAGACATAAAACCAGACACAGAACAAAAATCAAGCAACGATAAAAATTACCGTTGGATGGGGGCTCAATGGGCTGAAGTAACCGAGTCAGGTAAAACAGGAAAAATAGCATCAAAGGAAATTGCGGCCGAATTAACTGAAGCCCTTGATAAAAGCGCTCTATCTGATTTAAGTAAAAATGTCGGTGATTCTATTAAGTCTTCTGTTTCCAATGGGTTAAACTCATTTGGGAAAACTTCTTTCGGAAAATCCACTCTTAATTTTATGGAGAGGTCGGCTGAATCCAGAGAAGCTTTGCTTGGTGATTTAAAGACTGCCGGTAGAGCAACCGATGCCTTGTTATCTAAAATTCCAGTTCTTGGTTCTATTTATGATCAAGTAAAAGGACTTATCGGAAACGTTATTGATATTGCCAAAGGAATATGGGGTGCTTTAAAATTTGTTGGTAATTTTGCAAAAAACGCTTTTAATTTTGTTGGAAGCATATTCGGTGGTGGCGACAAAAAGGAAAAGAAAGAAAAGACAGGAGAGAAAACAGGGAAGTTCCAAGAGAAACAGATTCAGTCAAATGATAAATCGTTAGTTTTGCTTGGAAATATTGAAGAGTTACTGGAACTCGTCGATCAGAGTGAATTCATCTATATTCTTGAGACCAATGGCATGACCTTGGGCCATGATCCCGAGTACGCCCGAGAGCTAGCACGGTTCAAGAACCTGCATGTGCGGGTA